ATCTTCGGTCTCGGTGGGATTCAGGCGATGATTCGCCGCGGTACGCTCGATCAGTTCGTCTCGAAGTTCGACAAGCTGCACGCGACGATGTCGCCCGAGCAGATCGCGCAGGGTGAGAAGTTCAACGAGTCGATGGTTGCGCTAGATGCCTCAGTAGACAAGCTGAAGAATTCGATCGGTTCGTCACTCGCGCCGGCGGTTGGTCGGATGGTCGACGAATTCGCGCGGCTGGCCGATCAGTACGGGCCGAAGATCGCCAAATGGATCGACAACATCGACTGGGACAAAACGGCGAAGTCCGTTGCGGACCTCGGCACGTCGCTCGGTGGCGTGGAAGGCATCGCTCTTGCCCTTGCTGCCATCACTTTCGCGGGGCCGATTGCTGGCCTCGCAGGTCTTATCGGCAAGGCGAGCACGCTGGCGGGCCTGCTCGCGCCACTGGCGGCCAATCCGTTCGTTGTCGGCGCTCTGGGGTTGACCTACAGCAAGGGCCTGAATACAGGCGAGGATGAATACCTCGCATCTCGCCGTTCGAATACGTGGGACGGTGACCCGATAGGTCAACAGCGCAGCGCTGGCGCAGCGAAAGACCCGAAGACCGCAGCGGCCGTATCTTCACTGGTGGGTATGGGCTGGAGTCCGCAACAGGCCGCCGGCATCGCGGCAAATCTGTGGTCGGAGAGCATGTTCAACCCGGGCGCCGTGGGGGATGGCGGCGATGCATACGGAATTGCGCAATGGCACGGCGATCGTCAGGAAGCGTTCAAGAAGCTGTTCGGCATCGATATTCGGAAGTCGACGCTCGATCAGCAACTTCAGTTCGTAAATTACGAACTCCGGCAGGGCAACGAGCAAGCCGCCGGCCGCGCGTTGCTCGGCACGTCGACGGCGGCGCAGGCCGGTGCGGTTATCTCGCGTTTGTATGAGCGGCCGGCAGACGCCGACGGCGAAGCCGCGAAGCGGGGTGCTGCTGCGGCACAGATCGATTCTGCAAGGCAAGCGGCCACGCCCCCGAACGGAAAGCTTGAAGTGACGATTCACATGCCGAATGCGCCGCACGGAACGCGCGCGAGCGTGCATTCGAACGGCGAAGTGTTGGCAACCGGCCAGATTGGCCATTCATTGCTTTTGGGACCTAGCGTATGAGCGCAACCGATGCAGTCGTAGTCGCAGGCAGTATCGGTGGCCTCGCTTCGTCCGCGAGCGCGCTCGCCACCGGCGCTGCGTCGGTCGTCAACGGCGTTTCGAATTTGCTGTCGGGCAACTGGCAAAGTCACATGCGCACGGCGTCGTACGGCGGCGTTCCATTCGCAGTCGAGGCTTTGCGCACGACCGGTGGTCGCCGCAATGCGGTGCACGACTATCCGTTTCGTGATGAGGTCTGGGTCGAGGATCTCGGCAAGTTGCCGCGTCAGTTCAATCTCGTCGGCTTCCTTGTCGAAGACAGCCTGATTTATGGTGGCGGCAGCGTCATCAGCCAGCGCGACAACATGTTCAAGGTCTGCGAGTCGGCAGGACCTCAGACGTTGGTGCACCCGACGTTCGGAACGATCGAGAACGTCAATTGCCTGAACGTCGAGTTTCAGGAACGGAAAGACCTTGGCCGCGTGGTCGAGGTGGTTTTCTCGTTCATCCAAAGCGGCCTACGGATCTATCCGCAAGCCAACACTTCGACGGGGAGCGCCGTCAAAGGTGCTGCGTCCGGACTGCTGTCGGGGTCGGTGGTGGACTTCGTTAAGAGCGCGGCGTCCGCAATTCAGAAGGGCGCTGCGATCGTGCGCGCAGCAGTATCGGCTGCCGTCGGCTTCTATCAACTGGGTGTGGTGGCAATCCACGACGTGCGACGATTCCTAGGCGCAATTTCGACGCTCTCAGGAAATTTCGGAAGGCTCTTCGGAGGTGGCAACAGCGGCTATCTCGGCTCGAATCAGGAAGCGCCAGTCGGCACGACAGTTTCCACGCTGATGGCAAATGACGCTACCGCGCGCCAAAGCGTCGAAGTCGCGGGCGCCGCCATGCAGACAGCGGCGGCGAACGTCAGCGATACGTCTGCTTTCGGAGTGGCGGTGCAATCGTTCGTGCAATCGGTGGCCGCGTCGGCGACAGATCCTGCGGACGCAATCCGCATCCTTTCTGGGATGGCGACGTATTCGGTCTCCAGCAATACAACGCAGTCGCAAATCGGTGTCGGTATCGCGGACATGCAGTCGGCGTGCGGCGCGCTCTTCCGGCGCACGGTGCTTGCGTCGCTGGCCACGGCGTCCGCTCAGTATCAACCGTCATCGCAGCAGGACGCGCTGGCAGTCTCGGGGCAAATCACCTCTCTGATCGATGACGAAATCGACGTGGCTGGTGATACCGGCGACGACTCGAGCTACGCCGCGTTGCGGACGCTTCGGCAAGCCGTGATTGCGGATCTCAGCGCGCGCAGCGCTGGCATCAGCGCGGTCACGACGTTCCAATTTTCCGCGCCGCTTCCGGCCTTGGCGCTGGCGACGCGGATTTATCGTGACGCGACGCGCGCTGACGAACTGGTGCGCCAGGCCGATCCAATCCACCCTGCGTTTCTTCCACAATCGTTTCAAGCACTGGCAACCTGATCCGTGGACGACGAACTGTATCTGAGCATCGGCAACCAGCTGATCTCAGGGTGGACTGACGTGCGCATCACACGTGGCATCGAACGGTTGCCAAGCGACTTCGAGATCGGGCTGACGGAGTTGTTTCCTGGCCAGTTGGACCGGGTCGTCGTCCAGCCGGGCGACGAGTGCCAACTGATGATTGGCACGGATCTCGTTATGACCGGTTACGTCGATCGATACGTGCCTTCGATGGACGCGCGCGGGCACACCATTCGCGTGGCGGGGCGCGGCAAATGCCAAGACCTTGTCGATTGCGCTGCGTTCTGGCCGAACGGCCAGATCAGCGGCACTTCAGCATTCGACGTCGCGTCGAAGCTCGCGTCGCACTACGGCATCACCGTGACGTGCGACGTCGATGGACTGCGAGCGATTCCACAGTTCAACCTGTTTCTCGGCGAATCCTGCTACGAGATCATCGAGCGGATCAGCCGGTACAGCTCGCTGCTCGTGTACGACATGCCCGACGGCAGCCTCAAGCTTGCGCAGGCGAGCGACGTGCAGGCCGCGAGCGGATTCCAGCAGGGCGTGAACGTGCAGGCCGCGACCGTGCAGTATTCGGCTGATCAGCGGTATTCGAAATACACGGCGTTCACGCAATCGGTCCAGATGTACTCGGACACAGGCGTGGCCGGCAACGTCATTGCTGAGGTGTTGGACGCCGGAGTGAAGCGTGTGCGCGAGCGCGTGATCATCGCCGAGGCGGTGCAGGGGTTTCAGGATCTCGCGAAGCAGCGCGCGGCGTGGGAGATGAACAGGCGAAATGGTCGGTCTGCTGTGGTGACGCTGACGACGGACACGTGGCGCGACTCTTCCGGCGCGCTGTGGACCCCGAATACGCTGGTGCCGATTCTTCTGCCGCAGTTGAAGTTGGCCGACGAGTCGGGCACCGGTCCAGTGGTGTGGATGATCGGCGAGGTGACGTATCAGCGTAACGCCCAGACGGGGACGACTGCGACGCTCACTGCCATGCGCAAAGAAGCCTATCTGCCGGAGCCGACGGCTCTGCAGCCGATGTTTGTCGACGGAAGCACGCTCCCTCAATGACCCAGCAAGCAAACGGACTGACGAACCGCATCGCGCGCTTCGTCAACGCAGTCATTGGTTGGGGGCGAATAAAGACCGTCAACGACGCCGGCGGCGCCCAGAAGGTTCAGGTGCAGGTAAACGCGCGCGAGACGATCGACAACCTGCCGCGAATCGCTGAGTTCGGTTTGGCCAGCGTGCCGCCGGACGATTGCGACGTCGTCATGGTGAATTTCGGCGGCGGCCGCAACAACGCGGCCGTGATTGCGACGAACCACCAGGCGAGCCGTCCAAAGAACTTGAAATCGGGCGAGACGATGCTCTACAGCCAGGACGGAAAGTCCGTGTATCTGACTGCGACCGGCGGCATCGTCGTCGAAGCGAAAGGGCAGGCGGTCACGATTAATAACGCGTCGACGGTGACGATCAACGCGGCAACGAAAGTTCGAATGGTGACGCCGTTGCTCGAGGTAACGGGCGACATCATCGACAACGCCGCGACGAACTCTCATTCGATGGCGCAGATGCGAACTATCTACAACTCGCACACGCACCCGGTCCCGAACGTTCAAGTCGGCGGCCCGGGCACGACAACCAACGGACCGAACCAGCCGGAATGAGCACAGACATCACCATCACGTGGGATGCGGCGCACTCGCGCGGAGATTGGTCGATTTCGCCGCCAGATCTCACCACGGGCGACGATCTTCAGACGGCGATTCTCGTCAGCCTGTTCACCGATCGCATGGCCGCTGCCGACGACGTAATACCGGACGGCTCGAACGACCCGCGCGGCTGGTGGGGCGACGAAGGCGAGACGACGCAGATCGGTTGCCGCTTGTGGCTGCTTCAGCGCGCGAAACAAACGACCGCGACGTTGCAGCGCGCGTACGACTACATCGCCGAGGCATTGCAATGGCTCATCGATGACAAGGTCGTGGCGCGCTTCGACATCACCGTGCAATGGGTTCGCGCGACGTTCCTCGGTGCACAGGTCGTTGCATATCAGCAGGACGGGACAAGCGTCGCGTCTGCGTTCACGTGGGTATGGGGCGGGACACAGTAAATGCCATTTTCTCGACCGACATTGTCCGACCTGAAGGCTCAGGTCGCGGCGGACGTGCAAGCTAATCTGCAGGGCGTCAGTGCGCTGCTGCGATACAGCGTCGTGCGGATCATCACCATTGTTCAGGCCGGGCTCGCCTACCTGCACTATGGGTACATTGACTGGATCGCGAAGCAGGCGGTGCCATGGACAGCGACCGATGAGTATCTTGCTGGCTGGGGGGCACTAAAGAACAAGTACCTGAAGAGTGCGACGCAGGCGAGCGGAACCGCGAAGTTTCAGGGCACCTCTGGCACTTTGCTCCCCGCATTGACGCCAGTTGTCCGCGGCGACGGCAGGACGTATCAAACGAATGCCGATGCGACAGTCGACGGCACCGGCAATGTGACGGTCTCGTGCACGGATACCGCAGCCGGTGCGGCCGGAAATTGCGATGCGAACACCGTTCTGTCGTTGGGCACGGCAGTCCCCGGCATTCAATCGACGGGATCTGCGGCAACGGACTTCACCGGCGGCGCCGATGTGGAGACTCAGGACGCGTTCAGTGCTCGCGTGATCTCTGCGTACCAAAACCCGGAGCAGGGTGGCGATAAGGAAGACTATGTGAACTGGGCGCTTGCCGTCGCCGGTGTGACGCGCGCCTGGTGTCGCCCAAACGGTTTCGGTGCTGGCACGGTGGTTGTCTACGTGATGCTGGACGCCGCCGAGGCAGGCAACGGCGGGTTTCCAGTCGGGACCAATGGAGTCTCGCAGAACGACGAGGGGTCGAACGGGCTGCCGCGCGCGACTGTAGCGACGGGCGATCAATTGACTGTGGCCGACGCGATCGTTACACAGCAGCCTGTAACTGCGCTCGTTTGGGTTTGTACGCCGCTTCAGAACGTCGTGCCTTTCACGATAACCGGTCTGAGCGGCGCATCAGCGGCAACGAAGGCCGCGATTGCCGCAGCGATCGATGACGTCTTCTTGCGCGAAGGTGACCCAACGGGCGCGACCGTGAATCTAGGTGAGATCGAATCGGCGATTGCCGCCATTTCCGGCACCGACGGCTTCGTGATCACGTCACCGGCCGGAAACATCACGAGCGCCATCGGCTATCTGCCTTTTCGAGGCACCGTCAGCTATCCATGAGGTTAATTTGGCTGCTCCGACATTGACCGCAGCGGATTTCCTGCGCGCGTTTCAGGCGCTGCTTCCGCGGGGAAGAGTATGGCCGCGAGATCAGGACGCCGTACAGACCAAGACGTTCGCCGGTCTGGCGCCATCGTACGAGCGCAACTACAACCGGGCCGCGTATCTGCTGACGGATGCCTTCCCGGCGACGGCTACCGAATTGCTTCCAGAGTGGGAATTGACGTTGGGCCTGCCTGACCCCTGCGCCGGGACGTCGCCGACGATCCAGCAGCGGCGCAATCAGGTGGTCGCGCGCTTCGCCAATAGCGGCGGGCAGTCAATACCGTATTTCGTGAACTTTGCGGCGCAGCTCGGCTACACGGTAACGATCACGCAATACACGCAAGCCCGAGCCGGGATGCTGAAAGCGGGCGATCCGTGCTGCGGGTATGACTGGAATTTCGCCTGGAAGATAACTGCGCCGCTCAACTCTCTCGTGCGCGCGGTGGCGGGCGCGATGGCCGCCGGCGATCCGCTTGCTGCTTGGGGAAACAGCGTCCTTCAGTGCGAGTTCGAATCGATCATGCCGGCTCACACTATTCCGATCTTTGCGTTCGGCCTGCCCGGCACTTTAGACGGAACTTTCGTCCTCGAAACATCAGCTCTCGCGTGAATTCAATGACCAAAAAACCGAATCTCTGGCTGGCGCGCTTCGCCGTCGGCGTAGCACTGTTTGCGACGACTGTCGTCGCGAATGCCCAATTCACTCCTGGCCAGATCCTGACTGCGTCGCAGCTTAACAGCGCGCTCGCAGCCAAGACGACGAACGCTGCGGCGGCGATCACCGGCGGCACGATCACTGGGCTGTCGTCGCCGCTTCCGGTCGCCTCCGGCGGCACCGGCGCGACCTCCCTAGTCGGCCTCATCGCGCCGTCGTATATCGCTGCTCAGGCGGCCGATACAGTGCTCGCCAATGCGACGTCATCGTCCGCGTCGCCGACGGCATTCGCCATGCCGAGCTGCTCCGCGTCGACGAGCGCGCTGCAGTACACGAGTGGGACTGGATTCACGTGTTATTCGGGCGCGGCCACGACGACCGGCACCCTCGCGCAATTCGCCGCGACCACGTCGGCGCAGTTGGCCGGCGTGCTGTCGGACGAAACGGGCAGCGGTGTTGCAGTGTTCGGCACGTCGCCGACGATTGGCAGTGCTACGCTGAACACGCCAACGATCTCCGGCGGAACGATCACCAATGCGCCGATCAGCGGCAGCACGGGTTCGTTCACGACGCTCGCTGCGAGCAGCACCATTACCCCGTCCCAGACTGCGGGGATCGTCGGCACGACGACGAACAATAATGCGAATGCGGGAAGTGTTGGCGAGTATGTCAGTGCCCAGCTTGTGGTCACATCGGGCATCACGCTGACTAACGCGGTACCGACAAACATCCTTTCGATTTCTTTATCGGCAGGAGATTGGGAGGTCTGGGGCTCTCTTGGATTTACGGCAACAGCAGAAAATTCTTATCAGGGGTACATCAGCACCGTTTCGGCAACGATCCCAGCGTCCAACACTTGGCCGGCCAATGGATCAATCATCTTTGACTCGGTATCGCGGCCAGGCGGTGCTGTCTTCGCGATTCCCTCTATACGGTTGTCCTTAGCGTCGACGACGACAGTTTATCTCGTTGCAAATATCGGCTTTTCCAGCGGCACCACCGTTGGATATGGACTTCTCCAAGCACGACGTCGGAGATAAACGCCGATCGGTACGGTTACGCTGAGCAACCAGAGTCTGCAGAACATCCGGACTACTTGCAAAAGACTTATAGCCCTCGATAGACGGGCTTGAATTTCACGGCGTCAGTCACGGCGCATAAGAGGCCATATGTATCGAATCGATGATGCGACAGCAGCCACCTCGCTGCCAGCCCCGGAATCAGCGGGAACTGAGGGGTACTTCACGGAGGGAAATCCCGCAGCAGGAACTCCTGCCACGAACGTGCGCGGCTCTTGGCTGAACATGATTCAGGAAGAGTTGCGAGCCGTTGTTGTTGCCGGTGGTCTCACGCCCAGCAAGACGACATACAACCAAGTGCTCTCCGCGCTGATTGCCATGTCTGGCGCGCGCGGTCAGTTCTCAAATCTACGGTTGGGTGCCACTGGCGCCTCTGCCGTCGTGACCATCAGCGCGGACCAACTTGTCGTGAAGACCGGTTCCGGGATTCCGTTCTGCCTGTCCGGCGTATCGCTTGCCCCTTCGACCGGTGGTGCGGCTGGCTCGGCAAATTCTCTCGATACAGGATCTTGGGCCTTCAACACGTGGTATGCAGTCCACGTCATCTATAACCCAACGACGCAGGCGCAAGCAGCTCTGTTCTCGCTGTCAGCCACTGCGCCGACTCTTCCCGCGGGATACACGGCATGGACGCGCGTGGGCTGGATCCGCACCCTGAGCGCGACGAATTATTACGCGTCGGGCTTCAAGCAGAATGGACGCACGGTTCGCTATCTGCCTGGTGGCACGTTTCCTGTAATGTTGAGCGCCGGCAATGCCACGGTTTACACGGCCATCGCTACGGGAAATTTCGTGCCGCCGACAGCGGCGAAAATCGGCGTGTATAGCTACAGCGCAGGATCGGCGGCATCGAACTGGGTCGGCATCATTTCAGCAGACGGCAGCACGTCAGACTTCAACCTATCCGGCAACGGGAGTTACGGATGGGTCAACGAGGTTTTCATTCTTCTAGTTTCGACCAACATTTATTACATCACTGCTGGCACCAGCCCGGCGCTATATCTTGGCTGCTGCGGGTGGGAGGACAACCTATGAACTACGCATATTCGAACAACGGCCTGTCATTTCGATCTGTTGGTAGTGGCTACGTCGCTGCATCTGACGAAGTCCTGTTTAATGACATCGCAACCCCTGCCGAACTGACTGCGGCTTTTCCGGCCTATGCATCGGCCACCGCCGCTGTTGAGTTGGCAGCGCAGGCGGCGGCCGCATTAGCTGCTGGCCTCACGATCATTAGCACTGGCACGCCGGCGTTGAACGCGGCATACGCTGTTGATCGTCTAAGCCAGATGGACATTATCGCCATTGAGACCAGCATCAATGCCGGGAAAGGCTTTCCGAATGGCGCAGCGCAGATGGACTATCCAGATGCTGCTGGGATGCTGCACGCATTCACGGAAGCCAATTTCACTGACTTCGCGTCCGCCGTGCGCGACTTCGTGTACGGATGTCGTTCTGTCATTGCAGGGCAGTCCGCTCAGGTTCCTGCAAGCAGCGTCACGATCCCCTAGGGGACGGAAGCAGGCGCTGTCCTAGCCTGATACCAGGCTGCTCTATGGTTCTATTCAGCGCGAACGACAGCGCCAGTAGCGAAGCAATGTAAAAGAAGGCATGACGCCAATCAAAGGCCAAGCCATAGTATCGGAAGGCGACGACCGACAAGGGATGGATGAGATAAATGGCGTAAGACAGTGGCCTCGCAGGGGAGAAAACCCTTGCGGACAAGAATCGCGAGATCACGCCGCTTTGACGAGAAAAGACGTAGATCACGACGGCGAAAATGAGCGGAGCAATGAATTCGTTCTGTCTCACATAGGACATTTTGCCGTAGAGCAGAAAACATCCGACAACAAGGGCGACTTCGAGAACAGAGCATAAGCCCGTGCCAAAAGCAACGTGCTTCGTCGCAGCGTATGTGATGTAAGCGAGGCACCCCAAAGACAAGCCTAGCGCGCAGCGTAGAGCACCGAATGTCAGAATGCTGTTCACCTGTTGGTAGTGGACATCAAGGAAATTTGGTGAATCGTTGACTAGCGTCGCCGCGCATGCAACTGCGATTGCCAGGCAGCAGCACGCGAGCTGCGTGCGAGACGTGCGCAAAACAAAGACCATGCAAAAAAAGGCTAGACCCACCCACATTTCAACGGAAATGGACCAAGCGACACCCATGCTCGTGTCGCCGAGAAAGATATGCATCGCTCCCTTTGCGAAGCCTATGTCCTGCAGCAGTAAAGCGCCGACGAGAAAATAGTAGAACGGGTCCGTCGAAGAACCGTACTGCAGACACTGCACAATTGCAGTTGCGACTAGGGCCAGGAGATAAAGTGGCATAAGTCGGAATATGCGACGCACAGCAAAGTGCTGGACGAAGCCCGATAGATCCCTGTTCGACGACGTAAGCACGCTTTGTGTAAGGACGAAACCGCTGAGTGCAAAGAAGAAGTCGACCGCCAAGATGAACGAGTGAGGAATCGACCCGTCTCGGCCGTTCAGGTAGAAAAAGTGACCTAATGCTACCGTCAGAGCGAGGATTGTGCGGACGACATCGAGGCCGTCAAAATGTTTTCCGACCGGCTTGGTCCTCTCATGGGAGGACCGCTGATCGGCGTGTGAATCGTGTGAGTCGATGCTACGGGGGAAACGGTGTCGGCGCGTCGTGGCAGCGCGAAAATCCTCGGATGCCATTGGGTGGAGTCTTGTAATGGTCAATCGCGCATGATACCGCAGGCTTCCACAGTTTCAGCGCCGCTTGGATGGCTTAAGCAGATAGCGACATCGACCGGCCATCGGGTGATCAACCGCGGCCGCCGGCCTGAGATACATCACCACGTGTAGTTCATCGAAAGCATGATCTTTCAAAAAAGACAACCGTCAACCGCTGGCGTCAATCGTGAGTAGTCCAAGCTCGGCCATGCGGTATTGGATTGCCACGTATGCTTCAGCGGGCGTTGCATGGGCTCCGCAAAATATCCGATTTCCTCTGTGACTAAACTGCCCGAACCATTTGCGACTCTGCTTGTGCCAGGCAACGCCGGGAAAACCAGACGTGTTCCTGCTCTGAGCGACGCCGCGCATAGTGGTGGCCCATTTTTCTACGTCCTGGGACTGTCGCTTTTTCCCGCGCCTAGCCCCAGCGATCTTAACCTTAGTCTCCTCTGAATGCTTCCACCCCGTCCGCTCAGAAGCTATTGCGGATAGCTTTTCCTTCGTCTCATCGCTATGCTTCCTTCCTTTGAAGGCGGCCGGCCTACCTTGAGCGGCGGACGACAACTTGGCTCGCCACTCTTCAGAAATGGCTCGCCCCTTCAAAGCCGCAGAGAGCCTCGCTCGAGTTTCGGCTGATACCGGTCCCCTTCCTTTCTGGAAGGCTGACAACTTCGCTCGAGTTTCGAGCGATGGCCTGACGCCCCTTGTGCTGCCGGCGAACATGCAGCAGTTATATTCTGGTTTTAGGATGTCGATTGCCCGCTGTTCGTACAAGAGCAAGTCATCGACTGAGCAGAATATTATTGGCCGAAACACGACGGCATCCTCTCCATACTTTCGGAAAACAGCCTGTAGGAGCGGGCTGTGATGCGAGCCGAGGCGAAGGCTAGATAAATGTGTGCGCCACCTTTGGCGAAGGTTTGACGAAGAGCCGACATAGATGCGCCCAGACGGCGCTTCAATTACGTATATTCCGCTTTTCATGCTCAAAATGTGTATGAAACTGAAAGCATGAATTCGCCCTTAATTCCGGCCGGTACGTTCTTATCCGTGCTGTAACCGACGGGGGCATTTAGGTAATTCAGGCGCGCGGAGAACGGCCCTTTGCTTACTGATGCGCCGACCAGCATGCCGACCTGAATGTGCGGTTGATGGCTGAGCGTTTCCTGCGTGCCTGCAGGGCCGAAGCGCGCTGAATCGTTCAGCGCTACGGCGACCGATGTCCAGGTGGTGCGATACAGCGCGGGCCCGGCTTCGACGCCGAGTTGCCAGCCACTGCCGAGATCCCAATAGGGCTCAACGGTCAACGCGATGGCCTGTATGCCGCCGGTGCTGTCGAAGCGTCGCATGTCGCCGCAGTTTCCGTCGACACAACTCTGCGTAGCGAGGTTGTAGCCGCCGCGCTGGCCGACAGACGAGAAGTCCGCTTCGTCCTGCGGATTCGTGCTCGACCACTTCACCTTGCCGAAGTTGTAGTAGTCGAGGTGTGCGCGCACGCCCGGCACGAATGAGCGAGGCGCCGCGGAGATGGCATTGAACACAAGGCCAACGCGGCCGCCGTAACTGCCGTTAGGCGTGTCGTGTGAGAAGCCTTTCGAGTAGTACATGCCGTCGCCGAGCTTGACGGCCGACGTAACGCCCAAGCCAGCCTCGATCTGAAACCAGCTTTGTTCGGCGTGCGCGGACGCTGCCGCGCAGCCGAGCGACATTGCTATGGCTGCTGCTCTCCATCGGGCGCCGGGGAGTCGGCGTTCAAGTCGATCGTGGCTCCGACTCGGCGCATACGTTGCAGCACTCGCTCGATCGTCTTGTCGTCCAGTTCGAGACGGGCAGCGGCGAAAAACAGCATATGAGGGTTCATATCCCGCGGCTTCTCGCCTCCGGTGTAATTGCGCCACTGCCGGCCGCTCGATACTCCGAATAGCGATGCCATCTTGGATGCCGACAGGCCGAGCTCGTTCTTCAACCGGTCGAGGTCCTGCGGAGAGGGCGGGGTGTAGAGCATGACGGGATCCAGCACCCAAGCGGGTGCGAAAGCAAGCTTTCATGGTAGTGTCCTTTCGGATAGACGGGCCGCGCGGTTGCGCTTCCAACGGAATCCAATGTAGGACGTTTGGGCCTAGGTGTCAAGTTGCTCTGTCCGCTCAGCGGCCAGCTTATTAGCTGGTTTTTTTGTTTTTTGCCTTCCGTCGCACTTCGACCACTGGTTCTTGTTTTTCCACCTCAGTCTCTGCCAAGTAAGTAGCAGCGAGGCGCTCTTTAGCCCTATCGAGGTATTCCAATATTTCACGCACTTCCGCTGGGACTGTCTTCAACTCGAAGTAGACGACTTTGCCGTCATTCTCGATACGAGCGTCGTCCTGCTGCAAAGACGCCGCAAGGCTCAGTTCTAAGCGCCGCACTATCTCAGCGTTGAGAGACCTCCCGTTCTTCTCGGCGACGTCAGTCAACGCGGACTTTAGAGAGTCCGGCATTCGTATGTTCACCTGCGGGTCCGTGCGAGCCATTGCCTCGTCCTCAACTTTCTCTTGCGTGCGTGCTACTACCGTACTACTATTGCTTCGTACTAGCACAATGTTAGCACGGGCTAGGGCGAAATGCCCTATTGGAGGTCTTATGAAGGGAGCGAGGGCTATGCCGGGCGTGCTCGTAAAAATGCCGCCGGCAGTAAAGCAGAGGATTCAGGCTGCGGCAGCGAGTCGTTTTTGCAGCATGAACTCGGAGATTGTTCGGCGGCTTGTAGAGAGCCTCGAAAAAGAAAACGCCCAACCGGCGGCAACCGGTCAGGCGTTCGTACAGCAGTGATCCACTAGCAAAGGAAGATCATGAACAATGGTAGCACGCAGGCGGTGGTCCGCCAAATCAAAGTGCCGTTCCATGGCGCAGATTTGTTCGTCGTCGAGCATGACGGGCAACCCTTCGTACCGATGCACCCTTTAGTTGAGGGGATAGGCGTCAGCTGGCAGGGGCAGCACGAAAAGTTCTCGGCTAATCGGCAACGATGGACCATCAAGAATATCTTGATGATTGCAAAAGATGGCAAGCAGCGAGAGCAGACTTGCATGCCGCTGCGTAAGCTCCCCGGCTGGTTGATGACGCTTGAGCCCAAGAAAATTCGTGATGAGTCGATTCGCGCGCGGGTTGTGCAGTATCAGAACGAGTGCGACGATGCACTGTGGCAATACTGGAACGAAGGCATAGCGATCAACCCGCGAGCGTCCTTCTCGGTAAATCCGGAAGACGTATTGAACGGAGACCAGCAAGAGACGCTGCGTTTGATGGTGAAGACTCTTGTCGAGCGTCTTCCAAAGGCAAAGCAGGGCGGTGCTGCCATCAAGGTATGGTCGAAGCTCAAAGCACACTTCAAAGTGCCGTATCGCCAAATCCCGCAGGCCGAGTTCACTGAGGCGGTCAGCATCGTGACGCGTACGGCCGCCGAATGGGAGATCGTGAACGAACCTGTTGCGCCGACCGGCATTCACTTCGTTGTGCCAGAACACGGCCGCTACTTGGTGATCAGCAGTGCGGCTGGTGCCGATGTGTACAACGTAAACGGGTTCCAATTGGTCGCGCGGGATACGGCCGCAAGGATGAAGCTTGAAATGCTCGCGCTAGGCGAAGAACTCGCTCGGCTGAGAACCCGCCTGCGAATCTATGGCGGAGAGGATGACCCGACCGTGCTGAAGCCAGTTGCGTTCGGGATGCACGTGATCTAGCAACAAACAACGATTCGACCAACAAGCCACCTTCGGGTGGCTTTTTTTATTTCCGAGGCCCAATGGAATCCAACGACCTCATGGATATGCCTGAAGACGAGTTCCGCAAGAGCGTCGTCCTGAGACTCAGCGCGCAGGACGTGGCAATCGCCGAAAACACTGCGTTGACGAAATCCGTTTCTGAGGACACTGCGTTTATTCGCGCGGCGTGGGCGGAGGGCATCGTTGCGGTGCGCTTCTTCTGTCGCCTCGCGGCCGCCTGGCGATTTCTTCTGAAACAGGTGTTCCTGCCGATCGGCCTGCCATTGCTCACGCTGTATGGGATGTGGTTTTACACCCAGTTCCATCGGTTCCCGACGTGGCTGGCTGACTGCTTCAAGTTCCTGATGGCGGTCATATGAGGCTGACGACCACCACCATCGCGGCCGGCTGTGGCGCGACGCAGTTGCGTGCGGCCCAATGGCTCCCACCGATACAGACCGCCTGTGACAAGTACGGCATCACAGAGCCGCTCGACGTCGCCGCGTTTCTTGCAACGTTAGGTGTCGAGTCGGGGCGGTTGGTCTACACGCGCGAGCTGTGGGGTCCCACGCTGGCACAACAGTCGTATGAGCCGCCAACGAAGAAAGCGAGCGAACTCGGCAACACCCAGCCGGGTGATGGTCGACGTTTTTGCGGACGCGGCTTGATTCAGGTGACCGGCCGGCGCAATTACACGCTTGCCGCGATCGGGCTCGACCTTGACCTCGTGAACCATCCTGAGTTGCTGGAGCAGCCGGGGAATGCAGCGCTGTCGGCGGCTTGGTACTGGGCGAGCCGCAAGCTCAGCGCGCTCGCTCTCACCGGGGATTTTCTTGGTGCCTCACGCGCTGTGAACCTCGGCAGTGCGACGTCGAATGCAATGCCGCTTCATTACTCCGAGCGTCTCGCGCTGTATGTGGCCGCCAAGAAGTCATTGGGACTCGCCTAGCCGACGACCTTCTGAAGTTCGGCGACTGACTTATACCTCGTCACTCGATTCCGAGTGATAAACCTCGACCGCGTATTGCGGTGCTACCCATGCCAATCATCAAACACCTGGTCGATGCTGCCAAGGGCAAGCATCCGATTACTGCTGCGCGCTCGGGTCACTGGCCCGCAGTGCGAAAGCAGCACCTGGCGCTGCACCCCGTTTGCGAAGTGTGCGGCGGTACCGAAAAGTTGGAAGTGCATCATCGCAGGCCATTCCATCTGCACCCTGATCTTGAGCTTGACCCGTCCAATCTGGTGACGCTCTGCGAATCGAAAAAGAGCGGGGTGAACTGCCATCTGTGGTTCGGCCACCTTGGCAACTTCCGTAGTTTCAACGTCGATGTCTTGCTCGACGCCGCGGTCTGGCTCGGCAAGCTCAAGAGTCGTCCACTGTCCGATAAGGAGTAACCGTGAATCAAACTTCAGCAGTCACCACCGGCGGCATAGCGATCTCGACCGCCACGCTCATGCCAGCCGTCGAATGGGTTTTGGGCCTCGTGTTTCATGTGCCGGTCCCGCCCAGTGTGTCCTCGCTCGTCGCCGGCGTGGTTGTGGCCGGTGTGCATGCTGGCATCAACGCATTCAAAGCCCGCGGTGCCAAAGCCGCTCCTGCAGTCCAGTAATCCGCCTCGCCGCGCCCGCGGCAAACCCTGAAGGAAATCCCATGAAAAAGCTATTTGCCGCTCTCGCGGCAGGCGTGGTCCTGCTTGCTCTCTCCGCATGCGGCGCAACGGCGCCGACGCAAAACGCCGCGCAACTTGTCGCAACCGTGCAGGTCAAGGCGCAAAAGGTTTGCACGGTCAGCGTGCCGTTCCTCAAGTCGATGACGGCGATGAAATCGCAACTCTCGGCGGACGCACAAGGCTATCTCGCGGTGGCATCGGACAAGGTGAATGCGGCTTGCGATGTCGTTGCGAATGCTGGATCGAGCGCGAGCCCGATCTCCACCGACAAGATTGCCGCGCTGATAAATGACGGTGTGCCCGCGCTCATCAAGGTGATCGACGCGTCGAGTTTGGACAAGAACGCGAAGAGCGCTGCCGAGATCACGCTGACGGCCGCGCAGCTCGCGGTGTCGAGTGCTCTGGCTGATTATCTGTCGACGCCGACCGTTAACACGCCAGATCCGGCGAGCGGGGCGATTGCATCGTGAGCGCGTTCCTCACTGAACTGCAGGTCAAGCCGGCCACCGGCAAGGACGACGGCCAGTGGGAGTTGCTGGCCGATCTGGTCTATCAGTCGGACGTCGCGGCGCGGACGTTCACGGTGCCTGCCGGCTTTATCACCAACTTCGCATCGGTGCCGCGCATTCCGATCGTCTATGAGCTGGCAGGGGACACCGCGTCGAACGCGGCCACGGTGCACGATTACCTCTACAGCACGCACATCGTGCCGCGCTCGGTGGCGGATGCGGTGTTGCGCGAAGCCTCTGATGTGACCGCTGTGCCGGATTGGCGGCGACAACTCATGTGGGCCGGTGTGCGCATGTTCGGCTGGCTGTACTGGGGTAGTGCGGCCACGTCGACCAAACCCGCTTCTGCGGCCGCAGTGGCGCAGCCAGTTGCAGTGAGTCCAGAACGCGCGGCGTGAGACGGGGATCCACCGGCCATCGTAGGGCAATAGATGTTGGCCTAAGCGGTGGTCGTGTCGTCGATCATCCTCCGTCCCGCGCTATATCCGGCCATCAGTGCATCGGCTTCCGTCGGAAACGGATTCGAACGTTCTGCCGTAAGGCGCAGCGGTGAGAACACTGGGACGAGTGCGGTCTGCGTGCTGATGCGCACAACGGCCAGATACCCTTCTGGCCCGGTCAACGAAGTCCCGTCGCTCGGCTTCCAGACGGGCTCCGTTTCCACGTCGATTTGAAAACCCTTGTACTGGTAGAGCCGCTTCATGATCGCCCCTGTGTAGGGTCGATTATCGCACCCCATTGCGACGCGGTAGCCCGGCTAGACGCTGCATCTTCGTCGTTTTCTGAAGATCGGCAGCGTTGAAAGGACATAGTGTCTCCGTTTAGCAAGGGCGATGTGCTGACCTACTCATTTTTTTCGACGATTTTAAGATCCGGGCGTTTCTGCTTGGTGCTGTGCGCCTTGATTCGTGCATCAAGCCCCGGCTTGTTGCACCCGGGCGCCGGATACAGCCCCTCGCATACCGTGTCCCCGACGTGTCCACAGAACATGCATTGCCTCACCTCGCGATCATTCATTGATGCTCCAAATATTCTCAGTGCGATAACCAGCCGGCAATTATAAGCGTTAGACCAAACTGGCCACCTCTGCGACGGGAGCGAGCTCGAACAGCCAATCGGGACCGGAGAAAGACCGGCCATGGAGCGCCGCCAGCATCAGGTCGGACGCATCCATCATTCATCGTCAGCCCATCTAACCGGCGCAAGCATTGGCTTCGTCGCGTCGATTCCCACTGTGTTCAGCGCTGCCTCGATCTGTCTGATCTGAGGTATGAAGTCGAGCGTCCACGTTTGACCCTCGCTCGTCACTTCCATACAGTCGTGAACGACAAGAGTGTGCAGCGCGACGAGCAGCGCCTGAACCAGTGGCGGCTGCTCAAACGGGTCAAGTTTCGGCTCTTCCATGGCACACCTCCTGATGAGGTCGAGCATTCCCCGTGCCGATGGGCCTTCGTCAAGCGACGCTTAACTCCAGATGTTTGCCCAACGCCTCGAGCGCCTCGGCGATCGTATCGATCTTCGTGACGTGCCCAAGATTCACAATGCGGTTCACGTCCTGCGGCCGGGTATTCAAGCGGCGCGCGAGCTCAGACGGCGTCACCTTCTGGGCGATCATCTCGTTGAGCAGCAGCACCTTAGCGGAGACGCTGGCGGGCAGGGCGATCAACTCTTCGCCTTTCTTCGCCTTCGACGGTGCCGGAACCGGGCGCTTGTCTTCGAAATAGAAATCCATGGCCGTGAGCAGCGCATCGGCGGCCATGGCGCGCGCTTCTTCTAGCGTCGCTCCACCGGATAGAGCTTCCGGGATGTCCCGAAACGAGACCATAAAGCCCGTGCCATCAGATTCGATCAGTGCTGGATAACGCAGCATATAAAACTCCATTGCTTTGAGAAACGGTGCGGAGAAAGCCCCTTTCGGGGCTCCCTCTCACTTCAGACCGAGTTGCTTCAAAATTCGCTGCCTCAGACCTTCCCCGATTTCGTGGCTGGGATGCCGTGGCAGGGTGGTTTGCTTGCCGTTGTAGTAGGCCTTCCAGTGGCCCGTTCCTTCTTTGACTACGACGCCTTGCTCTTCCAACCATTTTTTGAACTCTTTCTGCTTCACCGCCCCTCCGTGTTGTTGAACATGTGTTTATATTAAACACTAATGTTTAAACATGCAAGGAGTGTTTAATCATTTTTGTTTATACAGAGGGGTGTGCGCACGACGCATCGGCTGATGCTCGTCATCAGCACCAATCGCGCGAACCCAGTGCACGCAGCCGCGAGCCGGCATCGCCTGCACATACGGCCTACCTTCATGCATGCAAAGAATGACCGCGCCACCCCCGCGCCACTCGGCGAAGTGCTCACAGCCGATGCAATGGCGGTCGGTACCTTGTTCGTTGAAGAGGCCCATTGTGCACACCCTGTATGGATGTACAGTATAAATCGCCCAGCAATATCCGGCTGCCGCTTTGAAAATGCAAGTAGATACTTGCATATTGTCGATAAGCAAGTTACATTCAGGCTTCCATAAACAGGAGGTCAGATGGCATCCAGCAAAGGAAAGGCGGCAGGCGGCATAGCGCGGGCCAAAAAGCTAACGGCTGCCGAGCGCAAAGAGATCGCCATGAAAGGGGTAGCCGCCAAGAAGGAAAGAGCAGAGTTGCCTCGTGCGACGCATGGATCCGCTGACCATCCCCTAAAGATCGGCGACATCGAGATACCTTGCTACGTGCTCGACGATGGGACACGTGTACTGTCGCAGCGCGCTCTGATCGCCGGGCTCGGTATGACTAGCGGGCAGACAAAAACCGGCGATGCGCGAATCGTGCATTTCTTCGAGGCTGATGCCATCAAACCCTTTGTTGATCAGGGTCTCCCGGCGATGCTTAAGTCCCCGATCCAGTTCATTCCGCCGCACGGCGGTCGGCCTGCATTTGGCTATCCTGCGACGATCCTCGCCGACATGTGCGAGGCCGTGCTGGCAGCCAGGAAGGTCTATGAACTGACCGCGAAACAGGCTGAAGTGGCCGAGCAATGCGAAGTACTGGTCCGAGGTTTCGCGCGTGTAGGCATCATCGCGCTCGTTGACGAGGCAACCGGGTATCAGAAGGATCGCGAAAAAGATGCTCTGGCGAAGATTCTGGAAGCATTTGTCGCGAAAGAATTGCAGCCATACATGAAGACGTTCCCGCCTGACTATTACGAAGAGATGTTCAGGCTGCGCGGATTGAAGTATCCCCCTGAAAAGCCAAACTTCCGCCCTCAGTATTTCGGTTTGTTGACTAACGACATCGTCTATGGGCGACTCGCGCCAGGCCTTTTAGAAGAGCTGAAGGCTCAGGCAAAGAAAGATGAGAGGAAGACCCATCTCCACAGGCGCCTCACGCAAGACATAGGTCATCCAAAGTTGCGTGAGCACTTGGCGTCGGTAGTGACCGTGATGAAGTTGTCGAACAGCTATCCGGACTTCATATCCAAACTGAATCGTGTGCACCAGCGCTTCGGACAGACGATCCCGCTAGATCTGGACGAAGAAGATCGCGGCTAA